TCTCATAGTCTAGTCCCGACTGTTTGGGCACCTATCTCGATTTTACACAGTGTGGGCGGGTCTTACTGTCCTTAATTTTTTTTTTTTTTTTTTTATAATAAGGAACACTATCCGAATGTTTCAATACCTTCTGCCAATGTGCCCAAACAGCCATGACTAGGCTATGAGAGTAGATTGAGAGTAGCATAAGAGTAGGATCAGATCGGATCAGGGATGGCTCGATCTGACCGCTCACAGAAGGCCCTCCAATCCGCCAGCCGTGGCCCGTGGTGCGCTTGTCGACCCGCCTCGCTACCCACCTAGCGGCCTGATCTAAAACGCACCAGCGACCACGCCAAGGCGTTTTAGACCAAACCGTGAACACACAGAACGCAAGAAAGGCCTGGACATGCCAGGCCGATCTTATCCTTTGCGCTGTGCCTTAGCCGTATCTATATCGCAGCCATTGGTAGCGGTGCAACGCTGCCCATACTTGGGCGAGCGCTCGCCGCCGTGATCTACGCCGCATAACCAGCCTCCGTTCGCGATGCTAGATAATCCGCAAACGATTGCTTGCTCAGCTTATCCGACTTGATCCCCAACACACTGCGCATGATCATCTCATACTCTGTCCTGGCAGCCTGTACTCGCTTGAACGCCTCAGTCGCCTTCAACTCCTCGTTATAATCCTGAAACGCCTTGAACGCTACTTGCGCTTCACTTGGCAACGTGGCGAAGTCCACCTGCGTCCAATCCTCCTTGCTCGCCTTCTTCTGGCTGTCAGGAATAATCGCAATGCTCGCACGGCCGAAGTTGTATCCAAAGAGCGCCTTCATGACATGTCTCCAATGGGCGTGATTGCCCGATCGACACACCGATCATCGCACAGACAAACCGTGAACGCCATGCTCATTTCGACACCCAGCCATGCGCCACCCGCATGGCGTTCGCGGAACGTTACGTGAACGAACCCTCACGAAAGCCACCCCCCACCCCAAAAATCGGTCCTCGTCGCCGGCCCACTACCCCTCCGCGCAAAAATATTAAAATTTACTTTTTGCCCCTCCCTTTTTGCTTGACTTTTAGGGCTTGGAAGTTCAAAATAGGGGTAGAATTGAGAAGGGTTTGGAGATGAGGGAAATGGGATTTTGGCGTGGGCACAATGGCGGAGTGCTGCGTGGGACTGGCAGAGGGCACCGAAGCCTGCGTAAACTGGTCGCGGAGGATGAGGTTGTGGCGAAGCGGGGGAAGCCGAGCCTGCCGAAGTTGAAATTCATGGAGGGGCTGGGCCCCGAGGATCCGAGATATGACGCGGACGCGCGGGCGGCCTAAGGGGGGATATATCCCTGATGAAGATCGGCGCCCTGCCTTGCAGCGCATCAAGGAGCGTCATCGGTTGCTTGCGAAGTACATCGCTGCGGGGCTGACACGGAATGAGATCGCAGCGCGGCTGGACTACACCCCCGAGCGGGTGGGGCAACTCTCCCTCGACCCAGCGATGCAGAACCTCGTAGCGCAGTTTCGTAATCACGAGCACGTGCGCGAGATGGCGGGGTTCGATGAGATCGCACTCCTCCGCAACGTCTCGGTGCAAAACGCCCTGCGCTCCGCCATGGCGATGCAGGACACCCTCAATTATTATGAGGACGCCGATGAGCGTATGCCCGTCCGCGAATCCGCGAAGATCTTCGAGCTCTCCGCAGACCGTGTCGGCTTTGGGAAGCACGCAACCAACATCAACGTGAATGTCGATTTCGCAGCGCAGTTGGATCAAGCCATCGACCGCTCGCGCTCCGCAAAGCTCGTCTCCGGGAAGTTGTCCTCCCCCGATTCTTCCCGTGAGGGAGGGGCTGGTGTCGCCCATACACCTCCGCCAGCCCCTCAACTTTCGGCGCCGCAGGAAGGGGAGGAGCCTCGTGGGGAGGTTCTTCCCCGACCTGCTTTCGGCCGGAGGTTCTAGGCGTGGACGCTAACTTCGACCCACGCCTCATTGCCTGGCTCGCTTCGGTCTCCGGGGATCCATTTGCCTTTGTCATGGGTGCGTTCCCTTGGGGGCAGCCTGGACGGCTCGCTGACGAGATCGGCCCTGAGGAATGGCAGAAAGCCCTCCTCGGCCGCATTCGTGATGGCCTAATCACCGCTGAGGCTGCGATCCAGGAGGCCACTGCCTCCGGCCACGGGGTCGGAAAGTCCTGCTGCGTTGCCTGGATCATCCTCTGGGCCATCTCTACCATGACCGATACCAAGGGCGTGATCACCGCCAACACCGAAACCCAGTTGAAAACCAAAACCTGGGCGGAGCTTGGCAAGTGGTACCACCTCTTCATCGCGAAGGATCTGTTCAAGCTCACCGCCACCTCGCTCTTCCACCCCGAGCGGGAGCGCACCTGGCGCATCGACATGGTTCCCTGGTCCGAGCGCAACACCGAGGCCTTCGCAGGGCTCCATAATAAAGGCAAACGAATCCTCCTCATCTTCGACGAAGCCTCCGCCATCCCCAACGTAATCTGGGAAACCTCCGAAGGTGCGCTCACCGATGAGGACACGCAGATAATCTGGCTGGTCTTCGGCAACCCCACCCGCAACGTCGGCCGCTTCAAAGACTGCTTCCCGGGCGGTGCCTTCTCCACCTACTGGCACTCCACCGAGATCGACTCCCGCACCGTCCGCTTCACCAACAAAACCCAAATCGCAAAGTGGATCACCGCCTATGGCGAAGACTCCGACTTCTGTCGCATCCGCATTTACGGCCAGTTCCCGCGCGTTGGCGAGATGGAGTTCTTCTCCGCTGAAGATGTTCAGGCAGCTGCTCTTCGCGATGCTGTTTCTGGTATATCTGATCCCCTTGCTCTTGGGGTTGATGTTGCACGCTATGGGAAGAATTCTTCTGTCATCTACCCGCGCAAGGGAAGGGATGCGCGGACTTATGATCGGCAGCGGTACCAAGGACTGAGCACGGTCCAACTCTCTGATCGGATCTTCGAGGCCAACTTCACCTACCATGCGGATGGCATCTTCATCGACGGTGGTGGTGTGGGCGGTGGTGTAGTGGACCAAATCCGTGCCAAGGCTCTCCATTGCTACGAAGTCCAGTTCGGTGCGAAGGACGACACCCCGCACCACACTTGGGGCAGCCAAGGCGAGCGTTACGCAAACAAGCGCTCCGGGATGTACGGCGCAGCGCGGGCGTGGCTCAAGACCGGTTGCATCCCCAACGACCCAGATCTGCTTCGCCAATTTAGCTCCATCAAATACACCATCAACAAGCGCGATGAGATCCAGCTGATCTCTAAAGAGGACATGCTGAAACTCGAGCCCGATCTCGAGCTCGATGACATCGATGCCTTTGTCACCACCTTCGCGCACGCGCTGGCGCCGCATGAATTTGCCGGTGGCGAGCACGCCCGCAAGCCCCTCGTCGAGCACGAATACGACCCCTACCGCACCTTCGAACTGGAGGACGCATGAGCCTCTCCGCCCCCACTCCCACGCCCCCGGCACCGGTGCTCCCCCAAACCACCCCTGCGGCTCCACCTGCCTTCGGTGCGCAGGCCGCCCCTGGGCAAAAGCCAAAAGCCAAAGCCTCGCAGCCCACCTTTCTCGGCGCGCAGCTTTCCTCTAATCCCTCCAACACGGGTCAAAAGACCCTCCTTGGCACATGAACAAATCCCTCCTAATCGAGTGCCTCCGCAAATGGGCTGGTGTCTGGCTAGGGAAACGGGTGCGTTTGATCGACGCACCCACCGACTCAAGCCCCCGGGACATAGGGGCGACTTGCTTCGCTGAGCAACACTTCATCGCACTTGGCGCTCAGCACCTTGTCCACAAGCCTGCGCACAGGACATGGTCACGCACACAACGTGGTTGCTATCTCGGCTATCTGCGGGGAGTAGGCTACGGGCGCAGGGCCTTATGTCTTCCGACCTACTCTCCGAGCCGCAGATGCCCGTAGTCCCGATCACCAAGAACCAGCCCTCCGCTCCCGCTCAGCCTATGCCCTCTGAGCCAGCGCTTCTAATGGCCCTGGCCGAGATGCACCGTCAGGGTCGATTCGAAAAGCCACCCGCAAAGGAACCCACATAGTGCAATACGGCTCCGCTGCAGCCACCTCCACCTACCCCAACCTCTCCCCCGAGGCACGGGCAAAGGTGCGCCGCGCGACCAACCGTCTTGCCCCCGGCCCAGCTTCTGATCCTGAAATCGCCTTCCGCCGGGCCTCCGAATCCCGCCTCATCGGCCTCCGTGTAAACCGCTTCTCCTGGTGGGTGCACTGGCGTGAACTCGCCGATTACGAACTCCCTCGAAGGTACAAATGGCTGATCACCCCGAATCAAATGGCCCGAGGCTCTCCGATCAACGCCCACATCTTAGACTCGACTGGCTCGATGGCAGCAAGGAACTTGGCTGCCGGGATGATGATGGGTTGCAGCGATCCCACCAAGCGCTGGTTCCGCTACAAGCTGGGGCGATTGGATTCTACACAAACCTCGCCTGTGTCCTTGTGGCTAGCCGAGGTCGAACGCATCATCGGTCTGGTCCTCGCTGAATCCAACTTCTATGACTCCCTCGCCATCTTCTATTTCGACCTCGTCGTCTTCGGCACCGCCTCCATGCTCATCTACGAGGACTTCGACAATGTCATCCGATGCGTCAATCCTTGCCTGGGCGAGTATTATGTTGATAACGATGGTCAACTTCGCCCTTGCATCTTTGCTCGGGAGTTTACTTACACTGTTTCCCAGGCCGCGGAAGAATTCGGAGTCGAAAACCTTTCCCCGTCCACCGCCTCCCTCTGGGCCCAAGGCGGCACATCGCTAACCCGTGAGCTCGTCATTGCCCACATGGTTGAGCCCAACATCGATGGAAGGACATACGGTGTCCCAGAATCCTTCGCCTATAGAGAATGCTATTGGGAGTGGGGTGGCTCTGCATCTCCTCAAGGAGGCTCATCATACAGCCCGGGTCTACTCCGCAAGCGAGGTTTTCATGAGTCACCCGCCATCGTCACACGATGGGATCTCGTATCTAATGATGCGTACGGCCGATCCCCTGGTATGGACGCTCTACCCGATATCAAACAGCTGCAACTAGAAACCAAGCGGCTCTCGCAGGGCATTGACAAAATGGTCAACCCTCCGATGATCGCTGATGTCCAACTGAAAAACCAGCCCGCTTCCCTCCTCCCTGGCGGCGTGACCTACGTCTCCGGTATGATCGCTCAGGGCAAAACTGGCTTCGCTCCGGTCTACACCGTTGATCCCAAGGTCAACGAAATGCGGGAGCAGCTTGGGGAAGTCCGGGCCCGCATAGGGAGCACCTTCTACAATGATCTCTTCAAAGTTATCTCCCAGTTCGAAACCCGCTCCAACGTCACCGCTACCGAAATCGACGCTCGACGAGCGGAAGCAATGCTTATGCTGGGCCCAGTCCTTGAACGTCTCAATCACGAGGGCTTCGCTAAGATTCATGATCGAGTGTTCGGCATCGCCTCAAGGGCAGGTATTTTGCCTCCCGCTCCTGCGGAGGCTCAAGGAAAGCACCTTACCATCGAATTCACCTCCATGATCGAGCTCGCCCAAAATGCGAATCAAGCCTCTGGGATTGAACGTCTATTCAACATGGTGGGAGCGCTCGCCGGGATTGACCCCGCAGCTGTCGATAACGTTGACATTGACTACGGACTCGATAAGGTATCGCATCTATACAATAACGATCCCAAACTCATTCGCTCGCCTTCTCAGTTGGCTGCGATTCGTCAACAGCGCGCAGCGCAAGCCCAGCAAGCCCAACAGGCCGCCCAAGCCGACACCGCACAGAAGCTAGCCGCAGGAGCCAAAACCCTCTCCGAAGCCCAGCCCGGTTCAGGCTCCCTCCTCACCAAACTAACCGGTGCGGCATGAAACGGTTTGAATACAAAAATGAACTAGTCGAGGGCCTCGGCTACAGCACAGCCGAGGAAGCCACCGTTGTCCTCAACCGCTTCGGCCAAGACGGCTGGGAAGTGTTTCAAATGTTTGTCACTGGCGAGCATGCCCAAGTCTGGATGCGCAGGGAGATCGCGGCATGAAAATACTCCTCGCTCTCCTTTTGATCGCTGGCTCTTACCCCGATTCCCAACTCAAGGGCTGGTTTGACTCACTTAAAAGTGGAAAGGGTCTTTGCTGCTCCTTCGCTGATGGACGCACCGTTGCAACCGACGATTGGGGAATCAAAGGCGCTCACTATTGGGTAATCGTTGACGGACAAAAAATAGTCGTTCCCGACGACGCAC